GTTTACTGGTTCATCCGTTACTTACGCCGGTGGTGGTGGGGGCGGTTCTAGTTTTGCTTCTGGAAGTGGTGGATCTGGCGGAACTGGCGGCGGGGGTAGTGGTTCGACAAGTGCAACCGGTGGTGCTGGCACTGCCAACACAGGCGGTGGGGGCGGTGGCCGTGGAGCAAATACCGCTGGCTCCGCAGGCGCAGGCGGATCTGGCGTAGTCATCCTCCGGGTTGCACGACCTTACACACCTGTGGCTGGTTTCGCTGCACTTGGTGGCACAGCGACTGGCACTTACACCTCTGGTGGTGCCACATACGCTTACTACACTTTCAATTCGTCATCAACGCTAACGGTGAACGTTGCCGGTTTCGCTGACGTTCTCGTTGTGGGTGGCGGTGCGGGTGGTGGGGCTTTGCGTGGTGGCGGCGGCGGGGCTGGTGGTCATCTTTATGCAACAGGTGTGTATTTGCCAAGCGGGACGGCAACTGTAACTGTTGGTGCTGGCGGTGCTGGTGGAACTAATGCGTCAGATGAAGGACAACCCGGCAATAACGGCATAACTTCAAGCCTGTCAAATTTCATTTACTCTCCGGGTGGCGGCGGTGGAGGTTGCGCCACAAGAGATAGTACTAATAATGCCAGATCTCTTCCCGGACTAAACGGTGGCTCTGGCGGTGGCGGTGGTGGTTTTGGGACTGGTTCGGCTGGTGCTGGCGGCTCTGGTGTTTCCGGTCTAGGTAGCGCAGGCGGAACTGCTGTTGGTACTTTTGCTGGCGCTGGCGGCGGTGGTTCGAGTGCGGTAGGTGCCGCTAGTTCGGGCAATACTGGGGGTGCTGGTGGCGCAGGAACCGCCAACTCAATTACAGGCACGAGTGTGACCCGTGCGGGCGGCGGCGGTGGTGAAGGAGAAACTACTGGCGGCGCAGCAGGTTCAGGCGGCGGCGGTGCAGGTGGTATTGCAGACGCTAACGGATCAGCAGCCAGTGCTAACACAGGTGGCGGTGGTGGCGGTGGTGGTAACAATAATGGCAACGGCGGCGCAGGCGGTTCTGGTGTTGTAATCGTGCGAGTTCGCACCGCTTAATTCATTCAACTATTGAAAGGAAAGTCATGGCACATTTCGCACGCGTAGAGGACGGCATTGTTCGTGAAGTGATTGTGGTTGGTAATGATGACTGTGACGGCGGTGACTTCCCAGGGTCTGAGGCAGCGGGTCAGGCGTTTATTGCCAGCATCGGTTTGGCAGGACAGTGGCATCAGACCTCTTACAACGGCAACTTTCGCGGCACATACGCCGGCATTGGTTTCACTTACGATGCTGACGCTGACGAGTTCGTTGCACCCGCAGCACCAGAAGCTGAGGAAATCGAAGCACCGATTGAGCCATGACCGCCGGCGAGATCATCAGCCTGGTAGCAGTCTCGCTGTCGATTGTGACGGCGTTACTCGGTGGGTTGTTGTGGGTGGTCAAAGCGCAAGTGCAAGCCATGCGCAAAGACCTACTTCCTAATGGCGGCACGTCAACCAAAGATCAACTTAACCGCATTGAGTCTGACATCAGGGAAGTGCGTCACAAAGTTGACGACCACATTACTTGGCACATGGACAACTGAGAGGCGCGACATGTTCACAGTGAAGTTCTGGAAAGACGCAGCAGAGCGTGCCATTCGCACCGCAGCGCAGGCGTTGCTTGCATTATGGGCAACCGATGTCACCGGGGTGTTGGCAGTGGATTGGGTGCAGGCTGGCAGCGTTGCTGCGCTCGCAGCCTTGACATCAATCCTGATGTCCATTATTGCCACCGGCGTGGGCGATAAGGACACCGCAACATTTCGCAAGTGAGAGGAACATCATGGCAAAGTTAGTGGCAGGCGGCGTTACTTTACGCGATCAACTCAATGCACGATTCCCCGACCGTGACAAACAATCTGATGGTTGGATTGGCGATTCTGCCCATGCAGCTCGCGGAAGTCTCTCGGATCACAACCCAGACAAAAACGGTTGGGTTCACGCCATTGACATTGATGAAAACTTTGGCCACGGCAAATGGCGCAATGGACGCAACGCGCAGGCGCTGGCCAATCAACTGTTGACCTATGCTCGATCAGGGTTACCTGGGTCAAGTCGGGTCAAGTATGTTATCTACGAAAACGCCATCGCCTCTGCCACGCACAAGGCGACATGGTTTAGGTGGCGCAAAGGCAACTGGGGACACACTGCGCACATCCATGTGTCATTCAATACGAGCGCGCAAAAGGATGGCCAAGAGTGGCCGCTGCCGATCCTTGGCAAGACACTCAAACAACGGCGCGCATGGGCTGCGGCATTGGCAGGCAAGTGAGCCTGTCCAAAGACCTTGAATCTGCCGCAATCAAACCAACGCGGTGTGTGACATGTAAGGCGTTGGCAACATTGCCACCGGCAGACCGTGAAGCATTACAAGCGGCGATTCATAACGATGCCATAAGTGTTCGCCTAGTCGTTGAAGTGTGCGCAAAGAATGGGGTCACGGTGTCCACAAATACTGTTTTCGCACATAGACATAAACGCTGCCCAAGGCCATGACCCTAGCCGAGGCGTTCGCGGGTATGAGCCACACGCCGAGAGTGTTGACTTTAGACATTGAGACCTCACCAGCATTGGCCTATGTGTGGGGATTATTTGACCAGAACGTGTCGGTGTCGCAAATCGTTGCGCCCTCGCGCATGTTGTGTTTCGCCAGCAAGTGGCTTGGTGATAAGCGCACCACCTGTGTCTCAGAGTTTCACGATGGCAAGAAAGTCATGGTGCAGACGGCGTGGGACATGCTCAACGATGCCGACATCTGTGTCGGTTATAACCATGTCAATTTTGACATGAAACATTTGAACAGGGAGTTCATGCTGGCAGGGTTAGTGCCGCCGTCACCAGTCCTACACATTGACCTGCTCACTGTTATGCGCCGCAACTTCAAAATGATGTCCAACAAGCTCGGCTACGTCACTGACGCCGTTGGCCTTGACACCAAGTTAGACACTGGCGGCCAAGCCTTGTGGAATAGTGTCATGCAAAACGACCCGAAAGCCTGGGACAAGTTCCGGCGCTATAATATCCAAGACGTCGTGATCACGGAACAATTGTTCACATTGTTAGCGCCGTGGATTAAGTCACCGCACGCAGGTTTGTGGACAGGTGACATGTCTAGTTGCTACGCCTGCGCCTCGGTCAACCTCGTTGCCCACGGTGTTACTAGGTCAAAGTCTGCGGCGTGGCCGTTGACCCAATGCGCTGACTGCGGCGCGTGGAATAAAGTATTGAAGTCTGGCGACACAAGGCCGGCATGACAGCACCGCCGGTGCTTCCCTTTTCGCCGGCGGTGTTGTGTGTTGACTATATCTCGCCAGTCTCCACAAGGTCAATGGGTGCGGTGCGGCGTTTGTCGTCCATGCCCTTGACGATGCGCGCCACCGTCAACCGGTGCAGTTTGACCGCCTCAGAAATCTGACGTTGACTCATGCCGTTATTGTGCGCCACGCGAACATGGGCGGCCAGTTCGTTGAACCGTTGCCGTTCATTATGTTGTGCGATTTTGTAGGCGTTGCCGATTGCTTGGAGTGCGAGCTTGTCGCCGATGTTGGTCATGGTGTTTCGCCTATCCAATCGGTCAGCACAACGTAACCGCCATCCTCTGCCAAGTCCCACAAGAGTTCATGGCCAAAACCGTGCGCGGTCAAATAGGACGTGAACAGAATGTAAGCGGCGGCGCCGGATTCCATCCAATGAATGTGACCCCAATGATATGAAGGTGCTTCGTTTTGGTTCTTGAGCAATTCAAACCTTCCATCTTGGCTGGCCCATTGGTTGCCCCACGCCATTGATGTAACTGTTAAACGCTCCGCATCATCTGATGTCATCTCAATAACTATGGCGCTCATGCCGTCACCGCCACAGCTTCATCGCGTGTTGCGTACTGCGCAACAAACACGTCATCAATGTCGAACACAAACCACGCGCCTGCGATCTCACGGATGGTGTTGCCCTCTGGCGTGAAGGCGAACATGCCACCGTCAATTGACTTGACCCAGTGGAGTTGAGTTGTGCTCATGCTGTCACCCCTAGTTCCTTGAGTGCGGAAAAGATGACATCCTCATACGTGCGTGTCGTGTCTGCTGTTTCGCACCATGCAAGTGTGGCGGCGTCAACCTCTGGGTAACGTGTCTCAAGTGCGTTGATGATTGCAAAGCGCGCCATGCGCTCCTCTGTTGTAAGTGTGCGACCAAGGCCGGCCAAGATGGCCAGCGAATCTGCCAACACTGTGGTGGTTTGCTTGGCGGCGTGTGCTTCGAGTGCGTTCATTGTGTTCCCCTTTGTTAGTGGTTGTGCTTACAAATAGAACATTAGCAGACATGGAACACAATGCGACACCAACACCCCTATCGTTACCAAACTGTTATGAAAGGGCATCCTGTGCGCGATATCTACGACCAAGCCCGACACCTCACCAGCACGGACAGGCAAGCCCAGTATGGCGCGCCAGAGGACAATCTAGGGCGCATAGGGGCGCTTTGGTCGGTGTATGTGGGAAAACCCCTAGGCGCCCACGATGTCGCCGTTATGATGGCTCTAGTCAAGATTGGCCGCATAGCCTCAGGCGTGACCGTGCCCGATAACTATATTGACGCCGTGGCATATATGGGTCTAGCCGACCAGTTGCGCACATGAAGGTCACCGTGACCGTGGGAGACATCGTGATCAAAACCCAGGGTGTCGAGATCAATGTTAGACAGGTCAAAGAGTTGACCCGCCTTGCCGCATCCATTGCCCTAGCATTGCCTGCGCCAGCACCCGACCGCGAACCTGAACCGCCACAAACTCCCATTGGATTTAGTGCCCATGTTGAACGAGCACCCGAGCTGCCAACCGAGGATTGGTTTACTGACGATGATGAATAGATAAGCCTCCGGTACCTCTCGCCGGTGACGCAACGCCCCCCGTTTGACCCACAAGGTCGGCGGGGGGCGTTTTGCGTTTTGGGCGTGTCGGCATTGACAGGGTGCAACTTGTTGGTGTAGTCATGCACCTAACGAAAACGAAAGGGGACACAATGTCCGAGTTCATTGGAACAATGTTGTTAGTTGGGATCATCGGAGCTGGCACCTATTACCTCGCTTACTCCATGCGCAGCGCCGATGTCAGATACTGGGCGCAGCGTGCAATGCGTGCGGAAAAGATAGCGGACGATATGGGTCGGTCAGCGATGGAGAACTATGTTGACCTTGCCATTGCCGAACTCAAGGCAGGCAAGTGATCATGGCAACCGTGGCGTTGGCTGCGGTGCTGGCAATGCCAGCAACAGTGCCCGACATTCTCATTGCACCAGTTGCGATTGGCAAAAAGGTGCATGACGGGTCAAGTCTGTACATTGGCAAACACTACGTTGCCAAACATGAACGGGTGCGGCGTTGTATTCGTGGGCGGGAATCGCACCATCACTACCACGCCGTCAGCGCCTCAGGCACTTACCGTGGCGCGTATCAGTTCAGTCCTGCGTTGCGAACTGGTGCAGCGTGGATGATCCAAAAAGACCTGCGCAAAACAATGCACAAGTCCATCGCCCAGAACATTGGCAGCACGTTGCGCGCCACGC